AGAAATCTGTTTCTTGTAATCTGACTAATCTCATGTCTTTTATATCTTCTAATTTTCTAGCTGTTCTATTTGCGTCTGAATTTTTTTCTACAATCTCAGCTTCTTCTTCTGCTGTTAAAGGTGTTTCTATTCCATTGACTAATTTAATACCCATTATTTAACTCCATATAATTTAAAAGTACCACTATCAAATCCACTTCCTGCATTGGGTGTAAATCTAACAGAAGTGACAGGTGTAGCAAAAGCAATATTATTACATCTACCTGTTCCTGCAAATTGCAACATAGTAGGATCAGTTGTAAATTCTGTACCCTCAAAATAAACTTGTAATCTTCTTGATGTATTTTGTGGCTCTGGAAATACCATTCTAAAACTTGCGTCGCCATCTGAGGTATCTATCGTATTTGGTGTGACTAAAACTGCACTATCTGTTGTGCTATGTTTTATAGTATCGCCACCAGCCGCAGTAATTAAAGAAACAACTCTTTCATAATTACTTGTTGAGTCAAAACTTGGTGTTGATCCTGTTCCAAATCTACATAAAATTTTGCTATCTGTGTCACCTCTAATTTCACTACCAAGAACAACATAGTTTTTATAAGTGCTATCAAAAACATTATTAAAATCTACATTACCTGTTGTTGATGAAAGAGTAGTAGTTTGTAATAAAACCCATTGACCAGCACCCAAATTAGATTTTTGCACATACTTTAATGCACCACTAGCTGCACTATCGGATATTAAAAACTTATCTGCGTCTACTAAGCTAGATTTTTCTGTCTGTGCTGTAATTAATGTAGAATTAGTATTAGTATTATCTACTGCTGTTGAAGATAATTTACCAGCAGTTACAGCATCATCAGCTAGTTGTGTAGTATTAACACTTCCAGCAGTTGGATTAACTGATTGCATTACTTTGTTTAAATAATACACAGTTACGACATCTGCTGAAACTAATGTACCACCTAAAGTTAAAGTTTTATTTCCAGTTCCACCTACCGAATAAGTATTTTTATCTTGTACGATATTATTCCATACAACAAGTATATCTTCTTCAGCTGTTATTTCATGTGTAAGAGTTACTGTATTAGTTGATAATCCAGTAAATCTGTCCTGAATACCAGCGTCAAAAGTAGTAGCGGGTTGTTGCCCAATATATGTCATAGCTCTTAAGTAATCTCCATAACTGATAATGTACCAGAAACTTTATCTGCTACTGAACAATCAATTTGTAGTACATCTGTAGTTTCCATTACAATCTTGCTACCAGCCAAAATCTCCAAACTGGATTTTGCTGGGATAACAACATCTTTAGCTAGAAACGAAGTACCATTTGTTACATTGTTATTTCCACCACGATTTGCTGTATCACTAACTAACTCTACTTCTACAGTTACAGAAGTAGAATGTATATTTGTTACACGCAAACCGAGAATTACAGTAGTAGTACTACCAGCTACAGTATACATTACATAAGGTGTTCCAGCACTTGCTGGTTCAGCAGCAAAAGTTACAGTTTTAAATGTATTAGCCATATTCTCCTTTCTATCCTAATGCAATTGCCATACTAACACTATTATCAGTTGCAGCAATAGTCAAAGTTTCATTACCACCATCATTATTTTCTGTAAAGGTCACATTATCACCAGCGACTAATTTACCATTTAAATAACCAGCAGTAGTATCATTAGCACTTACAAGAACTTTAATATCTGTATCTGCTACTATACCTACCCAAGCACTACCATTATAATATTTTAAAGTATTACTTGTCGAATTATAGTAGAGATCACCTTCAGTTAAAGCGTCACCATCATTATCAACTGTAGGATCGCTTGACTTACTTCCTAAATATACATCATCAAAAGAATCTAAACTAGCAGCCGCAGCTGTTGCACTTGCTGCTGCATTTGTAGCAGAAGTACTAGCATTACTTGCTTGCGTACTTGCTGTTGTTGCTGACGAAGCAGCGTTAGTTGCTGAAGTTGAAGCCTCACCAGCTTTTGTTGTTGCTGTCGTTGCATGACCAGAAGCAGTAGTGGCAGAACTTGCTGCCGCAGTAGCACTAGAAGCCGCATTCGTTGCCGAAGTACTTGCCTCACTTGCTTTGGTAGTAGCTGTAGTAGCCGAAGCTGCTGCATTAGTTGCAGAGGTGCTAGCCTCAGACGCTTTAGTCGTTGCAGTAGTTGCAGAGCTAGCGGCTGAAGTTGCCGAACTTGCAGCTTCACTTGCTTTTGTTGTAGCAGTAGTTGCTGAATTACCAGCATTAGTTTCTGATGTTGCTGCAGCAGTTGCAGAATTTGCTGCTGCTGTCGCTGAGCTAGCTGCTGCTGTTGCGCTAGACGCTGCCGAACTTGATGATGTAGTAGCACTAGCTGCGTCTACTAATAAATCCCATTTAGCTGAATCAGTATTAGTTGTAATTGGTTGCGATCCACTTGAGGTATGATTGCTATTACAAATGAATATATTATTTGTTGACGTATCTTTGATAATATCCCTTTGAACATATGCAACACTTGACGACCAATTACCTTTAAATGTACCTATCTCTTGCGAAAATTCTAATGCATTACCAGCACTGTTTACAGTTAGTAACTTATTTGCGACCAACTCTGGAAATGTTAAACCATATGCTGTTGATGTAGTAGAAGAAGCTCTTGGAGATAAATTAATATCTATTGTTTTTTGTTGTATCATTGCAACAAGTTTATCTAATTCTGTATTAAGTGTTTCTATTGGAAACGAACCAGAAGTAGGAAAATCTGTGCTTCTTGATATACTTATGTTTCTTGTAATGGTGTATTTATCACCAGCAGTAGCTCCAGATCCTAATGTAATATTACCACCACCAGATTCTCCAGCACCACTTACTGAGTATTGCGTAACAGAACCAGGACTAGCAGCTTTTGTTAATGTAGTATCTACACCACCAGAGCTAGTATGTTTTACAACTAAATCATCATCACTAAAAAATTCAAATGGTACAGCAAATGTAGTTTGACTACTTGTTGCAGTATACTGTATTCTTGGATCAGTCGCAGATATTGTTATACTCATCTAAGTCCTTTTTGTTCTATTTCATCAAATAATGAATCAAGAAACCATACATTTTGAAACGGTAAAAGTCTACGCACATTCCTAGCAGTATGGTGATTGTACTTACCACTACCCCAAGTCCACATAATATCAGATATATTAGCTATTTGACTAGCAGTAGGCCCAAGTACATCAGGTACTGGGTTATTAAATATATCTCTATATGTTCCATAAGGTTTTTTAGCACCTAATAATGGTCTTAATCCTATTTCATTATTACCTAATCTTTCAATCGCATTATTAATATCAGAATAAATACCACCTAATCCAGATCTATCAAATGCGTCTACAATTTTTTGACCAAATGGTTTTTTAGAATAATCTCTATTAAATGCTTTTTGTCTAAATGCGTCTACTCCAGCACCAGCTGCCATTAATAGCATTACTCCTGTAAAGAAGTTAGCGTCTTTTTCTTGTAATCCTCTAAGTAATATTCTTTGAGTAGCAGCCATACCAAACTTTTTAAATTGTGTAAGTAAACCACCCATTTCTGTATTTGCCCATAAAGGTACATCACCTTTACTTGGAGTCACAATATCTACGTTTGCTTGTTTACCTATTGCTTGATGAAAAAAATCTGCTGCTTGTTTATCTGTCCATTCATCTGAATTTGCAACTCTTAATGATTTATATGTATCTCCATTAGCTGTCCATTTTCTAGCATTAGGCCCATAACCGTATTGTGTATATTGTTTATATATTCTTTTTGCCATAGATTCACTAATACCCATACTTCGTAATCTAGCTTTATTTACTTTAGATATTTTGCCAGTAAGTACTTGTTGCTCAATAGCTTCAAACATTCTTGTTCCATTATATAGAGAAGCAATATTTTTTACTGCTGTATTCCAAGGGTTAGATAAATTTAAATAAGTAAAATATAAATTACCCATACTACTAGCACCTCGTTCAAATTTATTAAATACACCAAATGCGTCATCTAAACCGTACATTGCCATAGCTCTTGTGCTAGCAAACATATCTAATGCTTCACCACCTAGCTGTGTAGTTTTTAAATTCATTTTATATATTTCTTTAAAATATCCACTTGTAAGTAGATCCCAAGATATTTGAAAAGATTTACCCATACCATTTATCATTACTAATCTAGCAACATCTACTGTTTGTGCTATACCAGTAAGCATAGTCATAGCATTATATAATTTCATTAATCTAATACCTCTGCTTAAAGATCTATTAGGATCTTCAGCTAATCCATAAGTACCTCTTAATAAATGTATTCCAGCGTCTAAATCTTTTAAGATTTTATTTTTTTGTACTTGTAGTTTTTCCCCTTTTTTACTGTTTACACCACCAGCTGCTATAATCATTTCATCATATACTTCAGCAATTTGTTTTATTCCCATTTGATTTTGTTTTGGAATATAGTTTGTTCCAAATCCCATAGGATCTCCAAATGCTTTAGTAATTTCAATGTCAGGTATTGTTTGGTTAAAATACATTTTATTTAAAATTTGTGTATCGGTTTCAATAAAACCTTCTTTAGCTAAATGTCGGTAATCAATATTTAAAGTTCTTTGTTTAAATCTATTAGAAATTTTATTTACTTTATTTACATATCCATCAATGTCTGCTGTTGTTCCTTTTCCAGCAGCAATTTTAATTTCATCAGCTATATTAGGCATAGCTATTACAGGTTGATACCCTTTAAATCCTTCTGCAATATCTAATATTTCATCTTGAGTAATAGATGGATTTCTTTCTCTTAATGCTACTCCTAATGTTTTTACAAAATCATCAAAGTTAGCGTCTATATAATCTCTACGATAAACAATGTTAATATAGTTATCTATTAACGATCCATTTTTATTTACATAATCTATTCGTTTTTGCATTTTATCTATTGTTAAAATTAATTCTTCTCTTCTTTTTTTATTTTTAGTTTTCTTTAAAATATCTTGTAAAAAGTCTATGTGTTTTTGCATAGATTTTTGTGGTATTTGCAAACTATCATATTCTTTACCTATTGTTCTGTAAAAATCATCAATAGCTTTTGAAGCAGTAATTACATCTTCATCAAATACTGTTTGTGTTCCAAACCTTGCTCCCATTTTATATTCCCAAATTTGTTGTCT